TACTTCAAGTGCTTTTATGTTAAATTTCTTATCTAAGTGGGTAATTATCTCCTGCGCTTGTTTTGCAATAGGGTTTTGATAATCGTTAGACATATACTCTAAAAGCTCATCTGGAGTATTGAAAGCTACTTCAGATTGTACTTGCTGCTCTATTTGTTGTTGCAAGTTTTGGATTTCTTCAGGGCTTAATAAGCTTTGGTCTATCTGACCTATTTCTGCCATAATCCTTTCTGTAGCTTGTTGCTCGTATGGATTTATTATATTAGTTTTTATGTACGCTTTTAGTTGTTTTTTCCACTCTTCTGTTTGGATAGAGTCTTTTAATGGTGACTCGTCTTCTACACTAATTTTCCACGGCCTTTGTAGTTGTTCACCATGCAAGGCTTTTATTACTAACGACGTCATCGGTATGTGTGGTATCTCTCCTTTCGCAATAGTGACTTGCTCACCGTCTATCATGCAATAGTCGTCTTCTACATCATACAGGGACGTGTCTAACCTACCGTTAGATAAATCGTAATTTATCTTAAATTTAGCTAATCTCTTATCGTCACGGTAGTTGCCAAAAAATTGGTCGTAATAATCTGCTATAGCTATTTGCCTGGCAAAATTATTTTTCTGTTTTTCATATCTGCTTACCGTTGGTCTTATAATAGACTTATCGTATAATTTTTCCTGCATTGTTAAATTGTTTCAGAAAGTTTAGATTTTAGTATTTTCTTTTCCCTTCTTGCCTTTCCTAATCTACTGTACCTTTCATACTCTTTTTCATAAGCTTCCTCCTCACTTTGCAACTCTACTACAAAATCATCTAAGTATGACAATAAGTATGGTAGTAACATTAATGCTGACATTGCGTCAAAATCTTGTTTGTTTTCAAAGTCAAAATTCACCGCCTCCGATAGAAGCCTTAAATCTCTAATATTTTGATAATTCCACCACGTTGGTATGTCCGTCTTCTCATCCTTTCTAACAGGTATTGTCAGCCAATTAGCTAACCTGTTTATGGACCATATATTCATTTCCCTGTTTACCTTAATACCATACCCATACTTAGATCTTCCGTGAGATGCTGCAGTACTTCCTTTTATAGCTTCTAATACCCTTTTATCAATAAATTGCATCATGTGTTGGTATCCTCGCCTATCTACAAATTCTGCAAAACCAATAGAATTCATTTCAGGAAACACTTTTGCGTTGAAGAAAAGTGCAGCCTTAATAGGTTCTTCAAAAGCTTTGTCCAATGTATCTAACCTACCTATATAGGAAGCTACTATAGTGTCTTGTAGGCTTTGATCCACGCCACTGTGTTTGAATTTATGCTTGTAAATAAGAATAGACTGCATTGATGTACCTTCCCCCGATTGTGTGTATGGGTCATATAGTACATAATACAATCCTTCTGGTATGTAAGCTGGTGGGAACTCGTGTATTACCCACGCCCCTGTTTGGTCTTCTAGTTTTTCATCTTTACCCCATTCTAATATTGGGGTCATTGTTTTTTCTAAGTCTGGTTCAAACTCAACTTTACCATTCCTGTATTTGAATGAACCTATGGCTGCAGTTTTTTCCATTACTTTGTCATCAACGAGCCTATCTCTCCACGCAGCCAACTCTTGTTGCGGTATTGGTGATTTAGTAGTTGGTCGTAGTAATTCTTTTGGGTATATTGGGTTGAAGGAAAGTTCTTTTGAAAATTCTAACCTACTCCATTTAGCTCTCTTCTCTTCCCTATCTATTACTACGTCTAGTATAGCTTCTTTTAGCTTTGTGTTTCCGTTTTGTTTTAATTCCTCTGCCTTGTAGTATGCTCCAACGAACATCCCACACTTCTTTTCAACTGTCGTAGATTTTGCCCAATAATTTGGTATAGGAAATATGTTAAAAGATTCGGGGTCTTCAAACATTTCCTTAGCGTCTTGTATTTTGTCAAGATCCCCTCCAGTGTTTCCTGTTATAAACCCATTAGCTATGTAATTGTGGCTACCTAAAGCATTTAAATTATATACATCTTTTAAACCTATTTTTTCAATACTTTTTATCTTTTGGTAATAAGTATTTTTTAAGTTTTTACTATCTTGTATAAATTCTTCATCTACACACTTTCCTCTATACTTAAATATGAAATCGTTACTTTTAAATCTATTATCAGTATTATAGAAGTTTTTTAATGTGTTGTATTTTTTTGAGTGCAATAACTTTACATTATCTCTAAATTTCTCTACACTGTCATTATCTGTTATATATAACCTATATATATAACCCTTCTGACCTTCATACCCTTTCAGTGGAACTTGGCTTCTATTTTCTTTATATATGTTTGATTGTATACCGAACTTTAATAATAAGTATTTTAAAGACTCTAGTAAGTTTAATGATGTATTAGTTACAACTATTCTAGTACCCTTTTTAGGGTTATGATACACATTACCATCTGAGTCAACTATTCCTGCTATTAGTTTTGATACAGAATCTTTGTCAAATTTATAAACACTACTATCTATGAACTTATTATCCCTAACACATCCTTCAGTGTTCAACCCTTTTAGTAGCTCTCTAAAATTTTTTACTGTTAGCTCCCAATAATTTTTACCATCTTTAGTAATAAAGTTTTTCTTTACTTTTACTCTGTAAGTGTTATATAAGTACTCTTTTACATTCTCATCATCAACAGACACAGTGCCGTGTTTAAAATACCCATCGCCAAGCATTAACCCATATAAGTAAGCATCTTCATAGCTTTGATTACCAAATATGTCTACACACTCTGCAGTAAGGAGGTAATCACCCACTTCTAACTCTTCCGCCTCATAATAACTTACAACCTTACTTTTAAACCCATTTTTAGTAATTATTTTGGTACCTTTCCTAGTTATAAAAGGATGATCTAAACTACACTCTATTGTGTTACCGCCTGATGTAATTATCCTAAGACATTCTTTTTTCTGTGGAGGATTTATATAAGCTAAATCCTGACCATAAGAATGGTCACCATTATATCCAACTATACCGTCGTTTATAGTTAAATCTTCGATATTCTTTAACTCACCTAACTTAGTGTATACTTTAGTGCCTGCACAAACACACCCAATAGTATAAATACTGCCTGTTGGGGTCTTACCTACCTTAAACGCATCTTGTGCAGAAATAAAAATATTCTTTAAGTTTGCGACGAAACCTCCCTCTTCTATTATTCCGAGCCTAAAACGGTCCCCTGTAAATATTTTATCATTGTTAGCTACTATAGGGCTAATCTGCACCATAGAGCCATTCACTAAAGTCTTACCTTGTTTAGTTTTTACTATATGCTTTACTTCTGATGCACCTGATGCTACCCTCCACTGACCTCTTGTATTTTTGTAAAATGGTCCCCAATATTTTACTGTCTTACCTTTTACTTTAGTGGGAAAATCATATTGTCCTGGGAAACTAAAATAAGACCTATCTAAATTGGCTACAGACCTTGCAAGAGCTTTTGTATCAGATGCCGCTAAACCAAAGTTTAATGCGTTGTTTACAGACTTATATTCAGATTGTTTTTTAACTCCAGAGAATAGCCACTCATGTAAGAATAATCCTAAAAATACGTTGAAAGATTTACCGACAGTACGGCTGCAAAGAAGCATGCCATTATAATAACCGTTATCGTAAATAGGGTTGCCTAATGGTTTATCTTTTTTATTTGTAATTAAGTAGGTTTCAGTTAAATACTCCCACGGCTCTACGTATCTCTTATACTCTCCGTTTGGCTTTTTTGTTCCTGTAGATTTTTCTAAAGCCTCTTTTTCAAAGTCTTGTAGTTTCTCACCTTTTGCTAACCTACCTACATATTTATTACATGTAACTTCTTCATCCCCGTCAAATCCACTAAATCCTTCACAACACAAGAAATATGTGAACATTATAATTACAGTATCCATCAGACGTGGGTATATTTTATCCCTCTTCTCATCTGATATTTGTACGTAATTAAGATAGAAAAATAATTTTGGCATTAGGTAAACCCACGTACCATTATCGTTAATCCATTTACCTTCTAAGCAATGCTTTTCAAAAGACTTCCAATAAGCTTTATACCTAAATGTATTTGGGTTTAATCCTACTGGGGGGTTTCTAAAATAGAAATTGTTTGGGTCTTTTATTTTGTAAGGAAATAAGTCTACCGCAAAATCTTCTATGCCGTCTAAATATATGTATCTGTCTACTTTCTTATCACTCGATTGCATAACCTTCTATCATACTCATTGCGTACTCTCCTTCTAACTCTACTGATTCAATCTCTTCGTCAAGCTCTTTTTGAAGATCTATTACATCCTTAAAAAGTTTTTTACTCGCATCAAATAGTTTTAGTTTTAATTCTGCTTCTCCAGGCTCTGCCCAAGATAATCCCTCTCTGTCTCCTTCTATTTCGTCAATTTCATCTAACAGTTTTAGTAATTTTTTATATACACGGCTTTGGCATTTATCTTGGTATGCTTCTACTATTTCCGTATACTGTTCCCAATCAAAGTCCTTATTATTTAAGAAGTTTGCGTTT